TTTCCTTATTTGCTTAACATTATAGAAGAGTCAGATTTACCCACTGTGGAACTAGATGCTGAAACATTATTAAACAGTTTTGCACAAGTGCAAGAATTAGCAGAACCGGAACGTGACATACAAGAACTTGTAGATTTAGAAAATTTTGTAGACACACTGATTAAAGAAGATATCACCAGCGGCATTTTTAGTACAGACCCAGAACAACGCACAGCAGCCATTGAAAAATTAAATGAGTTGATTAGAGAAAATCCTGAAGCAACACTGGGCCTTGGCGGCGAAAATGGCAAACGTATGTTGGCCGACATCATGGACGACGATGCACTAATGGCTGAGATCGATGATCGTGCTGAGCAAAATCAAGGCAGCGCAGAATCATTATGGGATGTGGTTAGAGAATATTTACAATTTAAATCGCCTGAAATGTTGAAAGACAACGGTGGTGAAATTGATTTCAATCCAGAACCTGCAACAGCACCAGCAGTAGAACCAGCAGAGCCTGTGGCAGCACCGGCAGCGGAACCTGCAGCAGCACCAGCCCCTGCCGAACCAGTTCCACAGCAAGAAGGATGGCAAAGTGGATTGGAACAACGACTTGGAAAAATTAAATCGTTGGCAGAACAAAGCGGTAGAGATTTTGATTCTATCAATTTAAGCATTAATGGTAAAGATTACAGTTTATCTGAAGCATTGTCTGCATTTAACCTAGCAGAGAAAAAAGAAGAAGAGCCGCCATTTGATCCCGATCCTCCAAAAAAGAATCCTAGTGCGGTTGCTGGAAAATATGGTCAAGGATATTCTACCGCTCGACATTTGGCAAGACAGGGCCAGGCACAGGCTCAAAAGAAATCATTGGCTAAAGAAATTCAAGAAATGGTAAAGAGTTTTACAAATCTTGTTCCTGAAAGAATGGATCAAGGACCTTTCCCACTAGGTGAAGAAGGTGTTATTACCAAAGTAACTAAAGACATGTGTGAAAAATTTGGCAAAGAAGATGACGAGCGATTCAAAATGGCCGTTGAAACTTATTGCAGAGAAACAGTGGGTAAATTAAGTTCTGTTTATGAAACATCAAGAATGAAAAAATTAGCCGGCATGGATAGTGGAATTGACGAATCTTCGCAAGTCCCTTATCAGGTTAAGATGGGACCAACACCTATGGCAATCACAAGCCCAAAGCCAACTGCTATCGTAGCAAGTAAGAAGTGGACAGCAATTACTCCTGATATTGAAGCCAAAGCAACTGCACAAGGTTTCCGTAAGGTCATGCTTAAAGTTAACGGACAACTAGTTCCAGGCTTAGAGGGCGGCGACCAAGTATTGGGTAGTAAGATTATTGTTGCTCCGAGCGACTTTGAAAACATGACCAGAACTGGCGATGCAGGAACTGCAAGAAGACCAATGGGCGTACAAAGTGCTGAGAAAACTGGTATTGGTGCACCTCCTAGCGGTTTTACCAAAGAAGAAGGACTCAGTGCAATTAAAAAATTGGCTGGACTACAATAATCACAATTTAGGCAAGATTGCTCTTGCAAACATAAATAAAAACGTATACAATAACATGTATGCGTTTTTTGTTTTAAGATAGGCTTAAAACAGATAAAGGCAAAATTAAATTACTCAAGGCTAATAAAGGAAAATATTATGGCAACTCTAGCAGAAATTCGCGCAAAATTAAAAGAATCCGAAACCCGTAGCAACGGAGAAGGAAATAAATCCAGTGGTGATAATTCAATTTATCCCTTTTGGAATCTCAAAGAAGGATCTGAATCAGTAGTTCGATTCCTTCCAGATGGCAATCCCGACAATACATTTTTCTGGGTCGAACGTGCAATGATCAAATTGCCATTCGCCGGTGTAACGGGATCTACTGACAGTCGACCAGTGACAGTAAATGTTCCATGTATGGAAATGTATGGCGATGCTTGTCCAATTCTTTCAGAAGTTCGTCCTTGGTTTAAAGACCCAAGTCTAGAAGCACAAGGCCGCAAATATTGGAAGAAGCGTTCGTACATCTTTCAAGGTTTTGTAGTAGAAGATGGTCTTAAAGAAGACAATCATCCTGAAAATCCAATTCGTAGATTTATCATTGGCCCTCAAATCTTTCAATTGATTCGTGGTGCATTGATGGATCCTGAAATGGAAGATCTGCCTACAGACATCTTGCACGGAGTTGATTTCAAGTTGATTAAAACTTCAAAAGGTGGTTATGCTGATTACTCTACTTCAAAGTGGAGCCGTCGTGAACGCCCACTAAATGACACAGAGCAAGAAGCAGTCAAGTCGTTGGGATTGTTTAATCTCAAAGATTACTTGCCCAAGAAGCCCGGTGATGTTGAACTGAAAGTAATCAAAGAGATGTTTGAGGCTTCGGTAAACGGCGAACCATTCGACATGGAACGCTGGGGTCAATATTTCAAACCAGCAGGTATGAGCCAGAACACTGGCGATCCTAATACTGTGCGCAAAGCCGCAGTGCTGGATGATGAATATGACTCTGAGCCAGCAACTGTTAAAACCAGTGCGCCTGTGCAAGAAGCCAAACCTTCAGGTGATGGCTCATCTAAGGCCAATGACATTTTGGCTATGATTCGCAATCGCAAGCAAAACGCTTGATTTAACAAGGGGCATCACGCCCCTTGTTGTTTAACTCACAAGGAAAAAATATGGCAACCAAAGCCTTCGATTTATCAAAATTTCGTAAAACCTTAACCAAGAGCATTGATGGGTTAGGTGTTGGCTTCAACGATCCTACAGATTGGATCTCGACAGGCAACTATGCTCTAAATTATTTAATTAGCAGTGATTTTAACAAAGGCGTACCACTAGGTAAAGTCACAGTATTGGCTGGTGAGTCTGGTGCAGGTAAATCATATATCTGTTCAGGTAACCTTATCAAGGCTGCACAACAACAAGGTATCTATGTTGTGTTAGTCGACAGTGAAAATGCTCTTGATGAAAAATGGTTACACGCATTAGGTGTTGATACTAGCGAAGATAAGTTATTAAAACTTAACATGGCTATGATTGACGATGTGGCAAAAACCATTAGTGAATTCATGAAAGAATACAAAACAATGGATGAAGCAACTCGTCCTAAGGTATTGTTTGTCATTGACTCATTAGGTATGTTGTTGACTCCGACTGACGTTAATCAGTTTGAAGCAGGCGAAATGAAAGGTGACATGGGCCGTAAGCCTAAGGCACTTACAAGTCTTGTTCGTAATTGTGTAAACATGTTTGGTAGTTATAATGTTGGATTAGTTTGTACTAACCACACATACGCAAGTCAAGACATGTTCGATCCAGATGACAAAATCTCCGGTGGTCAAGGTTTCATCTATGCGTCTAGTATTGTTATTGCTATGCGTAAATTGAAATTGAAAACAGATGCAGATGGTAATAAGACTACAACTGTTAACGGTATTCGTGCAGCCTGTAAGATTATGAAAACTCGTTATGCAAAACCATTTGAATCAGTTCAAGTTGAGATTCCCTATGCAACAGGCATGAGTCCATACAGTGGTCTTACTGACCTGTGTGAGGCAAAAGGTTTTCTTACAAAAGATGGCAACAGACTTAAATACGTTTCAACGGATGGTACAGAAATTAAAATGTATCGTAAGGAATGGGAACGCAATGAAGAAGGATGTCTTGATCGAGTCATGACAGAATTCAATGACGTTCGTTCAGTTCCCACAGTATCATTAAACGTTGACGAAGAAACTGGAGAAATTATTGAACATGAATGACAATCAAATTGCAGATGTGTGGCTTTTGTTTAAAGAATATATTGATAAAAAAATCTTAGATACTGTGGCTGATCGATATGTTGAATTGTTAGCCGACTACGGTGTAAACGATGCAACATTAGAAATGGCCACAGGGCATGATGAAATCCTGGATAAATCTATCGAATATTATCTTGAAGAAACTTCTGATGAAGAAGAAGGATTCGAGGAAGACAATTGGGATGCAGATTCAGAATCAAATGACGATTAATTTATGAGTTGGTATTCTAAGATCAGTAAAGATATTTCTTGTATTCCCGATGCGGTGGACTACTATGAAATAGAACTAACAGTGGCCAGAGGTGAATGTCGCATCACTGGCAACATCGAAAAGGCTGCTGCGTCAATGCCGGGTGTTGTGGAACAACGATATAGTCAACTACAAGAAATAGAAGCGATCTTAGAATATCTCAACATCGAGTGCCGTAGACTCAAGAGTCAACATTTTAGAAAATATCTTGAAAACTACCAACGTGCATTAAGTTCTAGAGATTGCGATCGATATGTAGAAGGCGAAGCCGATGTTGTTGATTTTGAAAAAATTATTAATGAATTTGCTCTGTTACGTAATAAATGGTTAGGTATTACCAAAGCACTTGATCAGAAACAATGGCAGTTGACTAACATTGTCAAACTCAGAGTTGCAGGAATGGAAGATGCTACATTGTAAATAATACTATGCAAAAAATAGTATTAGTAACAGGTGGCTTTGACCCCATTCATTCTGGACACATAGAATATTTAAAATCTGCAAAAACGCTAGGTGATACGCTGATTGTTGGTATAAATTCAGACAATTGGTTGCGTAGAAAGAAAGGACAAGAATTCATGTCCTGGGAAGAGCGAGCAACTGTTGTGTCTAATCTTCGAGATGTTGATCGTGTGATAAATTTTGATGATGCAGATAACAGTGCTATCAATGCTATTGAAAAAGTTCGAGCAATATATCCGTACCATGAAATTATCTTTGCCAACGGCGGTGATCGCACCAACGAAAATATTCCAGAGATGTCTGTTGTTGATGATAATTTAACTTTTGTATTTGGCGTCGGCGGAACAGATAAAAAAAATTCTAGTTCTTGGATATTACAAGAATGGCGAGCACCTAAAACAACACGCTCATGGGGATACTATTGTGTTCTGCACACTGTTGGAAAACGCACCAAACTTAAAGAACTTACAGTTAATCCCAAGACTTGTCTAAGTATGCAACGACATGACAAAAGGGCTGAGTTTTGGTTTATTGCAGAAGGTGAAGCAGCAGTTTATTCCCTAGACAGTTCCAGTGACCATGATCTAATCGGGCATTACAAATCACACGAATATATTTTTATTGCACGTAATCAGTGGCACATGTTATGTAACGAGACAAACCAACCATTGAAATTAATAGAAATACAATACGGTGATGATTGTATAGAAGAGGATATTGAGCGTAAATGAGTAAATGGATCTTTGTAAGTAAGAATGGAGAAGATTCTTACGTCAACATGTTTGCCGCAGGTTGTCAAGACACAGTAGTAAGTGACGAACATTTTGACTATGACATCAGTAGTGATCCCGTAGTGTTGAGAGGTATTCTCAAACACAAAGTCATGAAACGTTGTTGGAAAGATAACAGAACATTCTATTATATAGACACTGGTTACTTTGGTAATGAGCGTACTGTGGCAAATCCACAGGGGTGGAAATATTGGCATAGAATTGTTAAAAATAATCTACAACATGGCGAGATTATAGATCGTCCGGACGATCGATTAAAACGATTTAACAAAGAATTTCGACCATGGAATAAAAATGGCCGCAAAATATTAATAGCCAAACCCGACATAAAACCTTGTAAATTTTATGATATAGATTTAGACAAATGGGTCCAAGACACAGTTGACACTATTAAAAAATACACAGACCGCCCGGTTGAAGTTAGAGAACGAGCACCTAAGAGACAAGATAGAACTTCGACAGATACACTGCAACGAGCACTTGACAACGATGTATTTGCATTGGTAACATTTAACAGTGTGGCTGCAATTGAAAGTGTTTTTCATGGAATTCCAGCATTTACATTAGCGCCGACGAATGCTGCAAGTCCAGTATCACTACAAGATTTAAGTCAGATAGAAAATCCTTATTATGCCGATCAAGATAAATTACACGCATGGGCATGCCATTTATCCTATGGACAGTTTCATGTTAATGAACTTCGAGACGGCTCAGCAAAACAAAAATTGAAAGATTGGTATGATTGAAAATATTTTAGAACAAGCACCTATAAAGGTATTTGTAGGTTATGATCATCGAGAAGACATTGCCTATCAAGTGTGTAAACACAGTATCGAGTCAAGATCAGGCAGTGTAGAAGTCATACCTTTGAATATTAAAGAATTAACAGCAGAAGGTCATTATTTTCGACCAGATGACGAAAAAGGATCGACTGAATTTACCTTCACTAGATTTTTAGTTCCGCATCTTACCAACTACACTGGATGGGCAGTATTTTGTGATTGTGATGTTATTTGGCAAGTGGGCATTGAAGATCTCATGACACAAGCAGACCCCCGGTATGCAGTTATGGTAGTACAGCATGAATATACACCCACTGAACAACTGAAAATGGACGGAAAAATACAATATCCGTATCCTAGAAAAAATTGGAGTTCTGTGATATTGTGGAATTGTGATCACCCCAGTAATAAGATGTTGACCAAAGACATAGTCAATCACGAAACTGGTGCCTTCTTGCATAGATTTCAATGGCTACCGGATTCAGAAATTGGAGCATTGCCCACAGTGTACAATTGGTTAGTCAATTGGTATCACGAACCCGAAGATGGCAAACCTAAAATTATACACTACACCGAGGGCGGACCCTGGTTTGATAATTATGTAAATTGTGCGTACGGTGCCAACTGGGAACGTGAAAAAGCAGCATATGAAAAAAAAATACAATTAATAAAAACACCGCCGCCACTCCCTCCCCACAAATATGCCACATTGCCGGATGACATAAATCAAATAATTGATAAATTAATAGAATATAGAGTTGACCCTAACGGCGAATATCACACAACCACTCGAGAAGACCTAATCAAAGGAATAGATAAATTGACCACTAATAATGTATATGCTGTAGAATCCGATGCACCGTATCAGAAAAAAGGCGCAATTTATGACCCGTTGTTATATGGATTTGTCATGGGGTCTGGGGGACAAATTACCACATATTCCAAAATAGAAAATAGCATGCAACCAGTAGTTATACGAGGAATTGCTAAACGCAAACAAATCTATGATTGCTGGGAAAAACAAAGAGATTTTTACTATCTAGATACTGGATATTTTGGAAATGGCAAGAAAAAAATCTATCATAGATGCACAAAAAATCATTTACAAAACATTTATCCTATTGAGAACAGACCTAGAGATAGGCTAGCAGCCACGGGATGGTCACCGACAAAATTTAGACCTGGAAAAAATATTTTGATTTGTCCGCCTAGTGAAAAAGTCATGGCATTTTTTAATTTAAATTTAGATCAATGGATGGAAGAAACCACGGCCACGATCAGAGCACATACTGACCGGCCAATTGTTATACGACTAAAAAAAGGTCGGACCGAACGTGTCCATACAGATACATTAGCCGGTGCGTTACAACAAGATGTTCATTGCCTAGTTACATTCAACAGTATTGCAGCCACAGAGGCATTGTTATTAGGTAAGCCTGCGTTCACTACAGGGCCTAACGCTGCACACTGGTTATGCAAACAAGATCTCACAGAGATCGAAAATCCATTAATTC